GAATAGTCGAGATGAATCACAATTTAACCCATATATACTCCAACAACCAAGTAATTCTACTCAGACACATTACCAACCTCGAATTCAATATAATCAACGTGTCTATAATGACCAATATGATTCATATTCGAAACACGAATCATCATTAGATAATATTATTGGTTCAGTTGATACATATAGAAATAAATTAAATAATGATAATAATTATAATCCAGATTCTCAATACAATACGCAATATAATCTAAACTCGAATAGCTCTGAGAGCGTCCTTGAGTCAAATCGTTTAGAATCGAATCGCAATGTATTAAATTGTGAGTATAAAGCTGTTCCATTAATGACGGGAGGAGATTTAAAAAATATTGATATAGAAAATTATATTAAATATGGAATTCCAACATCAAAAGCAAAATCATTAGGTTTCGAAAATCCAGTTGAACATTATTTTCAATATATTGATTCAGATATCCAAGATGCATCCCATGTAGTATTCGATCGCCCTTCGTTATCACGTATGTCTAATAGAACAAGTAAAGGTGTTGGATATTAATTTATAAATATATAAAAAATAATCTTTTTTTAATATTAATCATTTAATTAAAAATAATATCTTCATATATTATTATAATATGACTCAACAAGGTAGCTCAAATCGATTAAGATATGACGAATGTGCATACAGTAAAACACTCAATGAAAGTACTTCCCCTTTTCAATACATGATGTATGATGGTAAATATGATAATTGTGATAAATGCAAACAAGATAAATTTTGGCATCCATTTGACAAAGAAGTTGTTGATGTTGAATCTGAATTAAAAAATATTACCAGACCCGCAACTAAATGCCCTTCTCTTAAATATAATCCCGTTTGCAAAAAATCTGGACAATGTATCAGCACATATGATCCATCTATCCCTGTTATTTTAGATTCTAACGTTTGCCCTATTGTTTTTAACAATATCAAACGTCAAACAAATCCTGGGTTTAATAAACTAAACCCCGTTCAATGTGGAAAGTAAATGCGATTAATTATAATTGAAACCCTATCACATTTCATAATGTTATCACATTATGAATAGAAAATGTATATGGTTTTACGAAAAACTTTAATTTTATAGTTAAAAATATTATTTATATCAGATATAAATAATATTTGGAAAAATAATAAAAATTGATTAAAAATAAACTTAATCTAAACTTAATCTAATTTAAATCTAAATTAAATATTATAAAGATATCTTATCTTATATCGATTATTAATATTATAAACTAAGAATGTTCAAACAAAATAAACGCCTATTAAATGATCTAAAAGAATTGAATCTTAATGAAATCCCGGAAATCATATCTAAAATAAAAATCAATGATAAAATATATGGACCTCATTTTGTAGTAATGAAGGGACCGTCAGATAGCCCTTATAAAGATGGTACATTTAAACTTGAAATAAATATTTTAGAAACGTATCCATTTACCCCACCAAAAGTAAATTTTTTAACCCGAATATATCATCCTAATATTTCAAGTGATGGTAGTATTTGTTTGGATATTTTAAAAGATAAATGGAGTCCAGGATTAACTTTGACAAAATTATTTCTTAGTATTAATTGCTTAATAAGTTCCCCAAATCCAGATGATCCATTAATGGGATCAATTGCAATTGAGTATAAAAATAATCCTTCTAGGTACAATTCGAATGCCGCTGAATATGTTCGATTATATGCGATGGATATAATTGAGTTATAAAGAGTTATATTTGAGTTATAAAGAGTTATAATTGAGTTATAAAGAGTTATAATTGAGGTTATAATTTTATTTAATATAATTATTTGTTATAATATTATCTACACATATAGCATTATATATATCTTAATCATATATATATAATAAATTTATAATTTGTATATTTATTTTTATATAATCTTATAAAAATATATAATCTTATAAAAATATATAATCTTATAAAAATATATAATCTTATAAAAATATATAATCTTATCTTATTATTATAAGATGAATAATATTGGTCATTCAAGTAGATTACCCTATGATGATTGTGCGTATCCTGACAGATTGTCTGAAAGTGTATCTCCCGGAACATATAGAACCCAACCCTATTATAATTACAATTGCAATTCGTGTGTAAATCTTAATGGTCCTCGTGCTTCGGCAAATGGTGTAGTTGGAGCTCCTATCCCTTTTGGGGATGCCATGGCTCAACGTTTAGTTGATATTGATTCTATGTTATCTAACAGAGATGTCAAACAATCTAAATGCAAAGATGGTATGGTTAATAAAGTTAAACTAACTGATTTTAATCTTTTAGACATTAATTCTTGTTCGAATGATAATTACCCTGGATATACTTCCCTAAGTCATCCCGCTTACAATTACAAAGAGATGCCTTTGAATAGATTTTACAATTTAATCAAAGATCCTCAACAACCAATCTTTTATAACTTTTCAACTAACACTGTATTGGAAGCTAAAGATAATTTTATCTATACGATACCAAAGATGAGGGATGGTAAGGTTCTTAAGCCGACTGATATGGGTATGCACGATCCTAAACTTTATAAATGCGGTGCTTAAATTTAAAATTAATTTATAAAAATTTTTCTTAAAGTTTTTTCTTAAAGTTTTTCTTAAATTTTTTCTTAAATTTTTTCTTAAATATATTTCTTATTTTTTTTTTATATTATAACATTATATATATATGAGTATTCTAGATAGTTTTTCTATATTATCTGATATATTAACTTTAAAAGATAATAAAGATAATAATGGTAATAAATCTGCAAAATCAAAAAATCCTTCTAATATTGATCCCCGAAGAGATATATATAATTCTAATAATCTACCAGCGAATCTTGTCAAATTAAATAATAAAGGGAAAAGACGTATTGAAGCGTCTAGGGATGTTAGAAAAACAGGTGTTGTAAATCCCTCCATAAGACGTTCTGGTTCTAATAGACAAACCATTGAAAATTTTACAACGGTTGGAGGCAACCCTAGTAAAAAATCTAGACCAACTGATTCTGATTCAGTATTCTCGGATGAGCAATCATCGAGATCTGATGACTCTGCAATATCCGTTATGGGTGATCCAAATTTACTCCTAACAAAAGCAGACCAAATGGTTGATGATAGATATAATGAAAGAATACGTGTTGATAAATCTAATCTTCCAAAACAAAATCAATATTTAGAACAATTTGAAGATATGAAATTTGATACAAAAAATGGTCCAACATCTTCAAATGCTGTTCATAATTCATCATCTCTAATAAATAGGGCAAATACTGAAAGAGAATTAGCATTAAATGGAGGTTATTCTAATTTTGCAGAATCAAATGAAATGGGTAAAAATAATATGTGTTATGGCGTTTCAAAAAATCTTTCTCATATTAATATGGTTCCGAATTTTAAAACCTCCTCATATGGTGCATCTAATACAAAAACTAATGAAATTTCTCAAAGAAAGATGGAATTATATATAGGTAAAGAAACTATACGAGGACCTAAATGTGAGAATAAACCATTATTCGATCCAATTATGAATGCAACTAATATTTTTGGTATGCCTGTTAATATAAAACATGCAACGGACCGATATATTCCATCCTTAGAAAAACGTAATCAAAGACCATTTCAAGAAACAAGGGTTACTCCTGGTTTAAATTTAGGTAATAATGAAATTAATCCCATGGGTAATTCATATAGACCTCAAGTTAAAACAATTGATGATTTACGAGTTGCAGACAAAGCACAAATATCATATACTGCTCCCGTTGTCGAATCCGGAGTTCGAGGTGTTAGAAGAGGTCTTATTGGAGAACAAAAGAAAAATAAACCCGAAAAAACAAAAGAATGGGGGACTGACCGTCATGTTAAGAATTTTGGTTATGTTACAGCTCCATTAATTTATGGTAAAGTATCTCAAGAAAATTTAGCAACGGTTAATAGAGGTACAACAGATATTATGTACTTTGGTCCAGCTCAAAATGATGTCGCTCAAACAACTCCAACAGAATTAAGAGAACATTGGGAAGGTTCACTTAAACAAAATTTTGCAGAAGCCGAACCCCGTAATACAATCCTCGTGGAAGGTTTATCTGCGAGAACAGACTCTCGTAAATATATTCCTGACCCAACCCAACGTGAACAAAACTTATCCTATGTGAATCCCTCTAAATTAGTAGAGGGAGGTAAATCCTATTATGTTGATCATTCTGATGTTCCTAATCCAACTATGAGGGATGTCCATGATGAGTACGATCGAAGTGGTCAAGCTATCACAGGGAACCTTTATAAAGGTGTCTATTATGATTCAACAGATGTACAAGATCCAACAATGCGTGATGTTCACTCAGAGTACGATAGAAGTGGTCAAGCTATCACAGGGAACCTTTATAAAGGAACTGCGTATGATCCAACCGATGTACAAGATCCTACTATGAGGGATGTTCATGCAGAGTACGATCGAAGTGGACAAGCTATTACAGGGAATCTTTATAAGAGTAAAACGTATGACCCATCTGATATAAAAGATCCAACTTTGAGAGATATTCATAATATGTATGATAGAGATGGGGTAGCCATTACAGGGAACCTTTATAAAGGACATTCTTATGATCCATCTGATGTACATGACCCGACTTTAAGAGATATTCATAATATGTATGATAGAGATGGGGTGGCTATTACAGGGAATCTTTATAAGGGGACTGCATATGATCCGTCTGATGTACCTGATGTGACTCGGAGGGAGATACATTCAAAGTTAGATCGTGCAAATAGCGGCGCCAATGCAAACTCTGATAAATCAAAAGGTTATGCTATTAATTATGATTTAATGACCCCTGATGTAACTCGGAGGGAGATGCATTCAAAGTTAGATCGTGCAAATAGCGGGGCTAATGGAAACTCTGATAAATCAAAAGGTTATGCTATTAATTATGATTTAATGACTCCTGATGTAACTCGGAGGGAGATGCATTCTAAATTAGACCGAGCAAATAGTGGGGCTAATGGCAACTCTGACAAAACTAAAGGTTATGCAATTAATTATGATTTGATGACTCCTGACGTAACTCGGAGAGAGATGCATTCTAAATTGGACCGAGCAAATAGCGGAGCTAATGCAAACTCTGACAAATCGAAAGGTTATGCAATTAATTATGAATTGATGACTCCCGATGTCACTCGAAGAGAGATGCATTCTAAACTTGACAGAGCAGCTGGAGGTGGGGAATCATATTATGAAAAACCAACCTCTCGATTAGATGCTGAAAATATAGTTATAAATGAAGCTAGAGAAAAGATAGAAAAAAGAAGAGGTCCTGTCTTATCAAATTATTCAAAAGGTCCAACAATTGATTTTACTATGGTAAGATCTTGCGATAGAATACAAATTAATAGGGCTGCTCTATCTAAGACAATCGATCTAAATGAAAAATTACCATTTACCCTTACAAAATCACCCGTATTACGAAGTGTTGAAAATAGTAGAATTGATGTGCATCCAGAATTAAGTTTAGAAGGCAACCCTTATATTAATAATATGGTACATAAGAGTATATAACAAAGTTATATTGATTTTTGCAGCTAAAAATAATAATCTAAAGATTATTATTTTATATGGTACATAAGAGTATCTAACAGAGTATCTAACAGAGTATCTAACATAGCATCTAACAAATATAACAAAATAATAAATAAAATTTAACTTTAACTCCAACTCTAACTACTTTGTAAAACTAACAAACATGTGCACTCATACGTCGTAGTAGTATCATTTCCAGATTGATCATTGTACTCGGAATGAAACTCAACTTGTTTCCCCATCTGAATTTCATTCAGGTATGTATAAGAGAATTCTGGATAGGGGACATCATAAGTAGATTCTTTCGATTCAAAATCAACCATCTTTTTAAATTGCAAATTGTAAGGAATAACTGTATAATCATTTTTAATCGCACATTGAATCGCCCTTACATAATGAGGAGGGTAGGAAGTTAAATCAGTGCATTCATCAAAACAGCTACCCAAAACAAAAATATGAGGAGGATGGGATTTTTTGTTCGGAATGAATGATTTTTCATCGCAAGAATCGTCTCGTTCTGTACTTGCGGAAACTGCAGCATTAGAGAAAGTTTTAAACTTTGTCATAATATCACGCACTGCACTTTCCAATGCATCCAATAAATTTTTTTTCTTTCTCTCGGCTTGCTGAGAACTGAAACAATCATCCTCAACAGATTCCGCAATATCTGCCAATGACCGTGTGAATTCTTTTTGAATAGAATCCAACACATCTGAGATATCTGGAATGACCAATTTCTGTTGAGATTTCCATTCGACCGAATCAAATTTACCAGTTGGTGAAAACTTTGTCAAGTACTCATCAACCATCTTCGTCGTAAATGATTTTTGATGGGTCTCGCCAAATACATCCAATGAAGATTCGAGTGTGGTCTTTATCACATAGCGTACCCCTCTAGTAATTGGAGTGCATTTGTGAAGGATTTGTCCAAATGCAATCACCATTGGTTGGTCAAACATAGAAGTTTGCACAACGAATTCTTCCTCGCCTAAAGAAAAAACCAAATCTCCCCCCTCAAAGCCTCCAGGCAGCACACAAAGAAAAGTTCCACATTGAGTTCCCTTTAACGTATCAAAATGAAAGGTGTCAAAATGTTGTCCCTGACCATATCTCATCATTCTGCAAAGATTTCTTTCGAAATATGGCATTTTCCCTTTTGCAAAGAGGAATTGTGAAAATTCCTTGGGATGAATCTGACCATTATAATGATAATCATCCCCCCACTGCTTATACTCAAAATTGATCCCGACAAAATCAGATGATATTGAATCTGAATTTCGAATTGTTGGATCAAGGACATCTCCAGAAGTTGAACCAGCAGGTATCGGAGTTGATGGAGCAGTTGCCAAAATTTCCTTAATCTGTGTCAATTCACTGAGATTATTGGGAGAGTAATATTTTTCCCATTGATAACGTCCTTTTCCAATTCCTAATTCTAAAGTAATCCCCAATTCTCGTAGAGTTAAAATTGATACATACGGAGCAAAGTTAGATGGGATGATAAAACTCATTTTGGATTGGTTTTTGTAAAATGAATATTTTATATCTGATCTCTGATATCTGATACAAATTATACATAGGAATAATAGGAATAATAGGAATAATATTAATAAATTTAATATGAATTTATTAATATATTATAAATTTCAATTTTTTACAAATTAAATTCTAACTCTTTTAATCTATTTATCTCAATCAGAGATAAGTCTGATAGGTCTTCTCGTAAACACCTTATAGAATTCTTATGCGAATCAAAATCCCCCTCATATGCAAACCCTCCAAGTTTAATAATCGCATAAAAATCTTTCTTTGATTCTAACCCATTCTTATTCAGATCGCCATTCATTGAATAAGAATTAAAAAAATCTGGTTTAGTTGTTAAGATATGACGAAGAAATTTTTTAGCCTCCTCTAATTTATATCTCAAACAATATTTATTAGAAGAACAAGTCTTCCATCTAAGAGGACCAATCTCTACCTGAAATCGTTCCCCGTGTGAAGAATCTGGATTAAGATACCATACATATGTAGGTATATCTTCGACATTTATATTAGCGTCTGATAGGTTGATAATTCTATTTTTTTTATTTAAATTTTTAGTATAATCTTTATTAAGAATATCATAAGATAAATTTTCGTAACGATTATCAATAGGGATTTTATTTTGATGCAATATAGGAATCTTTTTAAGTTGTTTTTCAAAAATCATCATCGGTATCTCATGAAGAAAAATTGTCTTAGGTTGTTCTTTTATATTTATTTTCTTAGAAAGAAATCCCGTCGAATGAAGAGTCCAATTATTTAGATTATCTTTAATATATTCGTACGTAATTGAATCAATCAATATTGGAACTTTATGAGATTTATATAAGGTTTGTAATATGATATAGTTTTTTTGTTTATAAGAGATTGGGATTGGATTATGAAGATTAACCATATATATAAGATGAGATAATATTATTTTTAATACGAGACTAAATAATTTTTAATACGAGACTAAATGAATTAAAATTATATATATATAATATCATATATATAATGCCATCTGGAATATTAAATGTAGCATGTTATGGGTGCAATGATCTATATTTAACAGGCGCCCCTCAAATAACTTTATTTAAAATTGCATATAGAAGATATACAAATTTCTCTATAGAATCGTATGAAATATATCCAAATACAACAACTAATTTCGGACAAATAATAGAAATAATTGTCCCAAGAATAGGCGATCTCGTAAGCAAAACCTCTATTGCCATAGATATTCCTCAGACATATTTTTCATTTGCTGAATTTGAATTTAATCCTCCCAATATACCAAATAATACAGTATATCAAACAAATTATAATACAGTTGTAACCTTTATGAAATATAATACTGCAGCATATAGAACTATCCTAAGAGATACATCAGTTGTAAATATTAATACGACTGATATTTTGAATGATTTAAATATTATTATTAATGGTGATGGTCAAACTGCAAAAAATAATTTTGAAAACTTATATTCTGAATCTTTATCTGATGGGTTAAAATATTTACTCAAGACGAGTAATATTTATCTTAGTCTAACCAATATCCTTAGTTCTCCATCTACCGATCCTAATGTAATTAGTCAAGTCCTATCGATTTCTCAAAATTGTATCAAATCTTCTATAAATGTTCAACAATATTATTTCGCATTGTACAATAAAAATCAGATTTTAACTTCTCCGACAAGTACATCAAATTTAAATTTTTCTTGGAATACATATCTGGGACATAATATAATTGAATATATTGATGTATATATTGGGGGTGAATTTATTGACCGAACTGAGGGAGAATTTTTACAATTATTATACGAATTAAAACATTATACAACTTTAGAACCTACATATGACGTATTAATCGGTAATGTTCCAGAATTAACCGAGTATAATTCTAAGACAAAACCCGCATATACTTTGTATATCCCTATGCAATTTTGGTTTACTAAAAATTATGGTTCAGCATACCCTCTCATTGCATCAAATTATAATGATATGTCATTTAAAATAAAATTCAGAAATATTAATGATTGCGGAACAATTCAATCATTATCATCATATAATTATACATTAGAAGATTTGTGGAATAGTAAATCGTATAATCTCAATGTTAGTTTATTTATGGATTATATTTTTTTAGATCAATTAGAACGAAAAAAATTTGCACAATCCTCTCATGAATATCTAATAGAGTCAACTCAGATTATAACAGACACTGTAAATCAACTCTCCTATACAAATCATCTAGATTTTAAACATCCTTGTAAAGAATTTTTATGGTTCTTTCAAAAATCAGTCTATCGTACAGATACAACTGGTCGTAATTCAGGTAATTTTAATAATTTTACACTAGGTACTAGTGGAAATCCAATGGTATCAATGAGTCTTACTTTGAATGGATATGAAAAAGTTGCTGCTTCACTCGGTGTATGGCAGTATTACAATTATGTTCAACCCTATCAAAATCATCGAACAACGCCTTCAGATGGGGTAAATACATATTCATTTGCATTATATCCTGAAGAGATACAACCATCCGGAACATTAAATATGAGTAGATTAAAAGATGTTATGATGAGTTTTACTCTCAACCCCCAAGCTTTTTCATATATGTCTTCTGAACTTGATTATAATATTATCCCAGGTTCTCTTCATGATGTATCGAGTCAGACTGATTTAACTTTTAAACTTTATGCAATATCATATAATGTTTTACGAATCACAAATGGTTATACAGCATTGGCTTTTAGTATTATTCAATAAAAATTAATTTAATTTTATTAATTTTTATTGCTTAGATAAATGAATAAAACAATACGGATATCCCTCCCATAAATAATATAATCCCCACAATAATCCCAACTATAATATATATAGAATATTTTCTAATAGGTGGGATTGGAGTAGGACTCGGAATAGATAGCGGAGTTGGAGTCGGACTTGGACTAGGACTAGGAGTAGAAATTAATATTGGGATAGGTTTGGGGCTTGGACTTGGGCTCAATTTAATTTGTATCGTATCATCTTGAATTGATAAATTAAATATTAAAGCAATCTTTGCAATAACATTTGACGTAGAAAGTTGTGCATATATACATGTCGCAAAAAGCACCTCTAACTCTCGTAGCGTTAACATATTATTGGGGTATGATATAAGCATATTTTGAATACATGTATGAAAATTTAGATCTTGATTCAAAATAGCATTATAAATAGTATTCTGAAATAATTTAATATGTAGAGTAGCACTTACTAAGATATCATATGGGTTAATTATTGAAGGACAAATAATATCTGTAGATAAAGATGCGATGTATGTATCATAGTAGGATTCATTTAGTTTAGATATTTCTAATAGAGTTAGGTTATCAAGGATAATCTTATTTAGAGAATGGGTTAATAATAGTCTTATACTTTCATCAGAGATATTCGTGTCATCTGGATTAATTTTTATACGAATATTTGCATTTATTGGAAGGTCATCCGTAATCGAGTTGGATGTAATCGAATCAGATATTGTTGAATCAGTTATATTTGAGTTATATAAATTAATATTCTTTATATAATAGTTAACAATTGTCATTATGATTGTTTTTGTAATAGTCGTATTTAATACGTTTATTGTAGATTGTGTTAATATATTATTTTTAATATTATTTTGTATTAAATTTATCGAAGATATATTCCCCATATATATATATATATATAAATTATATATATAAATTATATTAATAAATTATTTTTTTAAATCGGTAGTTGTAGCTTTAGATTTGGCTTTAGAAATTATAACAATAATAACAATAAATATAATAATAAGTAAAACAATTGTTATGATATAAAATATATTATCATTCATACCTAATATCGTAGGGCTTTGGATAAGAGGATACGGTGAAGGAACTGGGTAGGGTGATGGATATGGTGAAGGATATGGTGAAGAAACTGGGTAGGGTGAAGGAACTGGGTAGGGTGATGGATATGGTGAAGGATAGGGTGAAGGAACAGTAGCAGTACCTATAACCATAGTATTACTTATAACTTTTAATCCTATCTTAGTAGCAATAGTATTTAATATATCAGTAGATTTTATCGTTTTATAAATACAATTTGCTACTAAAGCTGATATAATACCAACATTCATGGAAACATTTGTAATCGTCCCTCCATTCGTTGCTGTTATACTACCAGTTGCTATCGCATTATTTGCTAATCGTGCTGCGATACATTCTTTGAATGTTAAAGTTGATTGATTTGTTTGAATAATATTGGTTACTAAATTTGTGAATTGTTGATTAAAAATTGTAGTAGAATTATTTGTTGAAGGATCTCCACCATCGCCACCTGATTGAGAATTTTCAGCTGGAAACATCATTTCAGATTTTTGCGCAGTTGATAAATTCTCTAGTGCTACTTGAGATATTACAGCTGCAACTGAAGATGAAATTGTATTATTTTGCGAAGATGCATCATTTAAATTAAAAGTCATCATGGAATTCATATCAACACTTCTTGATAGTATAGAACTTGAACTAGCTGGTGATATTGAACTTGTTTGAGCTAATATAATATTTTGTGAAACTTGATTTGAAACAATTGTATTTAATTGATTTAATGTACTTTGACTGATTGTATTATTTGTTATAATTGGCGTGGATGAAGAATTTCCCATATCGTATATCGTATATATAATATAATATAATATAATTTAATAAAATTTATATTTAAAAATGAATCTATTTTTTAAATATATAACTATATTTTAATGGGCGGTGGTATATTACAACTTGCAGCGATCGGTATTGATACCGTATATTTAATGGGTAATCCAGATATAACATTATTTAAAATAGTATATCGTCGACATACAAATTTTTCAGTGACTCAATATACGACTACTCTATATAACGTAACAAAATATAATTCTACTGGAAAATATAAACTAGAAAAAAAAGCAGATGCAGTAAGTCGAATGACTTTGCAAATAGATATAGGAGAGTTTGATCTTGTTTATGAAACTCCCACGATAAAAAATGTTGAAGCAATTCTAGCAAAATATAATATTAGTTGGCCAAATAATTATCCTCCGACAACAATCGTATCAAGTTCGATGTATGATAATAATATAAAACCGATTATATATGATACTATTAATAATAAAATTATATCCTATAATAATAATCTTCAATTACAATTAGATATTAGTGGAGGGATAACTGATTACGTTGCATATAATGGGACTATACAAAATTTAAATCAAAAATATATAAATTCAATCTTAAATAATATTAGTATCAAATATATCTATACTGATGCATCCGGGACGCATGATTCTTCATTTTTGATAGAGACATTACGTATATTACTAGACCGTATTATGGCTTATAACAATATATTAATTTATAGAGATGTTCTGATAGATGTTTCAGATAATATTGTTAAGGGAAATAATGATGGTACGTTTAACGAGGATGTTCAGATTAATCTTAATTCAATTATAGAGATATTTAATCCAAATTATCTAACAAATCTATCATATCTTAATGCGTATATAAGATATTTATTTGAAAAAGGTTATGGTTTGTACTCTATAAATGCCGTCTCTAATTATTCTCCGCTGGATATCAATCAGGAACGTATTCAGAGAAAATCTTATTATTATAGTTTAGATACAAGTGGGAATTATATTCAGGGGGATCCGATCAGGATGTCTAATCTTGTTGGGAATGAACCAGTTATTATGGTTTTTTTTGATATTATAAAATCTTACTTAGCAGATATAGATGTATCGGGGAGTCTAGTCAGTCCAATCAATATTCGTGATATGATGTATGATTCTTATCTTAATTATCAATCGTATTTATACCTGCCTCCGACCCCACCCTCACCTCCACCTCCAACAATCTTTCAGGTACATTTATCTAATGTATTTAGTTTATTTATATTATTAAAACAAGCCAAAATTCCAACCGTAATTGGATTTTTGGATTGGAATATTCAAGATTATTATATGAGTATATTTAAAACAATTTATTCGAATCCATATTATCCAATCCTAATCTCCTCTCAAACATCCCCAACCTTAGATGGATTACCAAATTCTTATGTAAATTTTGATTCATATATATTTGTGAATACTTATTTAGATTCCCTCCCAAACACTACTACTATAATTTACACTGAGCAATCTATTATTGCAGCAACTTCTAATATAATTACATATGTATACGATAATATTTTATATAATTATGATGTATTTAATACGATAGTAAAAGTAGTTCAGAATGCAAATTTCTCAAATCCCAATCATTATAGATTTGCGACATATTATACCTATACGAAATATGTATCTACCTATCAATTAGATTCATTATTTTTTAATATATTATATCCATCAACATTTGGTCTCAGTGATAATTTTATAGACAATCTTACAGCAATTACTCAGACTGATAATTATTTTATTTCACAAATAACATCTTATAATACAAACTTCTTATTAAATTTAAATAAAGATGTTCAAAATACTATTTTTACAGATTATTTTAATGATTTTACCTTATGGAATTTTTTAATATTACAAGATTTGAGTGGAAACCCAACTAAATTTGGTTCCCTATTAAAAAATATCCCATATCAGTCGACAACGGTATACGATATTATAAATCAAAATAGTATTAGTAATACTATGACAAAATTAGGTATCTTAAACTTCATACCATTATATTTATGTAGTGATATACCCAATGCAATTAATGCAAATATTATGGATATTTCAGGGATAGATGCCAGTGGATTTGCATTATTAGATTTATCATCGAATACTTATGAAAGTTCTTCTTTGTCAATACCTATTGTATATCAAACATTAGTTTCAAATATTATCCTATCAGATGGTGTTATTATGGATAATGATTTTATTACGGCGTTTGCAACGGATTATTTATCAGCATCTAATAAAGTTAGTCTTATTAGATTATTGCGCCCTGAAAAATCATATCCATTTATTACGCCGATGCCAATTCCATCAAACCCAAATACATCCGAGTTAAGAGTTGTATACCTACCAAATACTCGTGCAGTTGTCGAGGAATATCGTCGAGAATATTGTAGAATAATAGGAACATTGACTGTTGATTCTTCAGTAAAAGAATTATTATTCGAAACAATCATGGTAATCTTAGATAATTACATAAGATTTGATTTTGGTGCAAGTTTTGACCAAACTAATTTAAATCTAAGTTCCTATTCTACTTATAAATTCAATAAATATATCTATCCGACAAATATGTATTTATTAAGTAATACAAATACTTCTTTACAATATCCTCTATTAAAACCTAAACCTAATAATCTAACCACTTTTATATATGCACAGGCATCAATTTATGGTTCGATTGGGAGGGAGAATACAAATTATTTTAATAGTATTATGAATGATGTTGGATTGAATCAACAAATATATAGGAATAATTTGGGATTATTAATGTATGATTTATATGTGAATTTTATAAATACCTATTCAACTTTAGATGTAGTCGATGTATCTGGTTATGAATATTTTACTAAAGATGGTTCTGCAAATCTAGTACAATTCTCTCAATCGAATCTATACCCGTCTATTACGATTGGATATTCTACTTATCCTACTTATCCTACTTATCCTCCTATCGTTGATATATCTTATAATATTTACAATCAAACAGGAACAAATATCACAATTCCAGTTATTACGGGTTTTGATTATAATGATTTGCAAAATGCAACGGACCCCACATATATCGCAGGACAAAATTTTGAGTCTTTATCTAATGATATGCAAACGCAATATGTAAAATTAATTGACAATTATCCTAAATTAAATACTTTCTTACAGATATATAATGCATATACCCTAACAGAAAATTTTAATACAGTCTCGTCAACTATTGATTATTATAATACATTAATTTCTCCAGATATCTCAGGGAGTGTGATTCAAGGAAATATTCCTATCAATCAATATATTACACCGGTAGATATACCTTATCTACAAAACTTGTTAACAACTACTAAAGATTATCTTGTGAATGCTTATAAGATTGCAGGGGATCTTATCTTAGATACCTCTGCAAATGCTCCAATTGAAAATTGGACTGTCTTAGATCTACTTAATAAAATGAATTCCCCATCAAATCCATTTGACCCTATTGCGCATCCTCATTTGTATCAGACCTATCAGTATTGTAATAGTGTATATGTTAACCAAACCTTTATTACAGCATCATCGGTCATAGAATATTACAATACAAATATTCAGGATATTATTATAAAATTATATCAAAGTCCGTTAAAATTAACTTTATATGAAAATTTTATGTCATATTCAAATGTATATGATTTTCTTATAAATTATTTAATTGCAAATACAAATGGTTCATTCTTATTAAAATATTCTCTATTAAATATATCCACGTATAATGATTATGTAGAACAATATCTAATAAATCTAAATTCTACGTTATATGTACAAATATCAGAGATTATTTATTATAGTGGACCTTTGCCTAAAAATACTCCTCTGACTTATCGTAATCAAAATCTAACGGTTTATTATCCCATTCAGAATCTCATCCCAAATATTCTATTATATGAACAATCTAATCTGGATACATTATTAAGCGGGATGATTTTACAACAACCACCTCCCTATTCATGGGTAACAGAATTAGGTCATTATTTTTGCGAATATATTCGAATATTGGTTAATGGAGATCAGATAGATTCATTTAACTCTAATCTATATTCTCTATATAATAAATTATATAATAGTCCGTCTCATCAAAGAGGGTACAATATATGCATTGGAAATACTCCAGATATGTATTCATATAATACTTTTAATAAATCTAATAAAACTTTATATATACCATTATATTTTTGGTTTAATAAAGATATTACAAATTCATTACCAATGATTAATATATTATATTCAGATATAGAAGTAGAATTTAAGATAAGACCTATCTTAGAACTATTAATCACCCCTCCCTATGTATCTTTTGCAAAGGAACCGAAAATAAGGTGTACATTTATCTCAGATAATGTATATCTGGAACAAGAGGAGAGATTAAGAATTGCTTCATCAAAATTAGAATTTTTAATTGAAAGATTTAATTACGGGGGTATTTATAAATATTCTACACCGGATATAATAAATAATAGTGTTTTAACAAAATTATATTTTTCAGACCCAACTAAATTTATATTATGGAGAATCAAAGTTATAAATCCTGTTCAAAATAAATTATACTGGAATCAAAATTCATATACCTATACTTATTATAAAGTTGTAACCCAAACAGATCCTTTAACTTTACAGACATATACTACAAATTATCCATATAATAAAGTTATTACAGTATCTGATAATATAGAGATTCAATTCAATGGGAATGTCAGACAAAAGGGTGAATCTACATATTTTGCTAATGTAAATGCATATTCAAGATATATGGGGAGTTTAAATGAGGGAGAATATTTATATTCATTTGGATTTATTCCAAAATTACTCCAACCATCTGGAACAGCCAATCTGAGTTGTATTAATGACATAAGTATAAAACATACTTTTTCGGATGAATTTGTTAGGATAATAACTGATAATAATTTACAATTTGAAATAGAATACTGGGCAATGTCATACCAAATATTAAGGATTATGAGTGGGTTTGCAGCACTGGCTTTTATACAGACAAAATAAATAATATGCTTTATAAAGCATATTATTTATTTTATTAAATTTTTATTAAAAATACATTTTAATAAAAAGTTTGACAAAATAAATAATATGCTTTATAAAAGCATATTATTTATTTTATTAAATTTTATCAGATTTTTCTGATAAAAGTTTGACAAAATAGAGGATATAATTTATTAAAATATAATTTTAATAAAAAGCTTTAATAGTTTGATAAATCATAACTATCATAAAATATTATTATTTATTTTTAACATATTCGGGTGGTAAAATATAATGGCAAAAAATACAATAATGTAATGTTATATTTTTACCTGTTAATTTATCAAATAATGTATCTAATTGTCTTTCTATTAATCTCGGAGAAGATTTTGTCATTTCTTTATACACATGGTTTCGAATACCTGTGTGTGTATGTATTGCTGTATTCATTGATTGCCATAAATTATAATTTGGGTTATCATTTACGCTTCCATTGCATTTTAAAATATTTCTATCCTTATCTAGAACAAATCCACAAAGATCACAATTTTTATCAGTACCTTGTGAATAATTATTATTTGAATTATTTGTACGATAATCTCTACAATTTTGAGTATTAATATGTTCACCATTATTGAAAGGGCATGGTTCGAATTCATTTACATAATAAAATTTGATAGGATTTATTATACAACCACCACCTTTCATATTTTTTAGAGATTTCTTCTCAGTTCTTGAAGTTTTTTTATTAGAAGTTTTTCTCGAAGTTTTTTTATTAGAAGTTTTTTTATTAGAAGTTTTTTTATTAGAAGTTTTTTTATTAGAAGTTTTTTTATTAGAAGTTTTTTTATTAGAAGTTTTTTTCTTCTCAGTTTTTCTCGAAGTTTTTCTTGAAGATTTTTTATCGGTTTTTTTATTCTGTGACATTATACGATATACGATATGATAATATTTTAATTTAAAAATATATTTTATTATATAATTTTATCTTTCAAATAATACTCCTGCGAATCCATTTGCCACACGTAATATATTTGTATTAAGAGTATATATTCTAACCAAACCCAGATTATTTGTTGATAAAATGGGGTTCAAAGTTAATTGGAGTTCAACTGTATCAATCTTAGATAAATTACAAGTCCCGCTAGGTTGATTCGAATTTGGTTCCAAACAAAATGAGAACATATTAAGACCTATAGGAGGGGCGTTTCGTACGATCGTATAGGGTTGAACCGCTGAGAAATAAGTTGCATCTCTGAGAGATACTCTTTGTTTTTGATTCAAAACAATAGTGCTATCAATAATTAAACTATTACCCCCTTTATACGAATCTGTATAATTGCCGTAATCCATCGAATTATATAAGTAAGACTGTTGGACAATCCAACACATAAATTTACACGGATGATCTGAATTAATTTTTATTTTTTCAGTTGGTCCAGTTGCTTGATTATATTCTGTAATAAATACTTGTTCTATTAAATAATCATGTTTAGATTGAGTAAACTTTATTCGTTCATCATTATCTAGATATATATAATTAACTAATAAAAAAGTATCACCTAAATGAATCGTGCTAAGATCAACTGAATAAGCTTGAGGAGTTATAATTTTAGCTTGGGATTGTTGAGTATATGGTTGAACTATAAAATTACTTGTTTGTCCAACAATATTATATTTTGATGTAGTTACAGACCCATAGGGGATACTCTTAAAATTATTAGTCGAAATTAAATAATAGTACATTAGGCGTAAGTTTATATCATATGATAAAAATATCCCAGAATATATATTAGAATCAATCGTTTGCTGAATATATTCATAAGGAATTAGATTAACAATATCAGCATTAGCTTTTATAAAGTGAGATGGAATTACCTTAAGACAATAATCAAGGCTTTGTAATTCGAGATTGACTTTAACATCCGAATAACCTAATGCAATTATTGGTAAAGAATTTCCACTATTTTGATTAAACCAAAATTGTAAAGGTATATATAGAGTATAGGGATCTTTACCGTTTGTAAATGAAGTTAATGCATCTACATTACCTATCATTTTTGAAATATCAAGTGGATTAAATAATTGATTCCATAATAACATCCATTCTCCATAATGTGTTGAGATAGTTCTACTATTAATTTCAATATTAATTGATTTTATTATACGATACCCTATATCTTTAACCCAGGCAACTTTAGTAATATTATCAGTAAATTGATTTATTTGAGGTAAATTTATAACCAGATGGATTTTTTCTATAAGATCGCCATTCTTCCCAAGAGGCACTGTTACTTTAGAACCAAAATCTACAGTTTGTGTAAATGATTGTCGAATTTCTTCTAATGAATAATTTGTATGTCTTCTATATACGATTTTAAAATATGTTATCTGAGGATTACTCGTCAAAAACATATCCTCAATACCATATGCAGCTAAATGCATTGTAGCCCCAGTCATATATAAATATAATATATTATATTATGTTATTTTAAATCCGTGAATATTACATAAAATAATATTTTATCTAATATTTATTCTCAAATATTTTTATCTTATATACGATAATAAAGGAGGTTGAACAACATAATATAAATTATTAAATGTTTCATAATAAGAATTTAATCCCATTGTAAATGTATTTTGTAATCGTGCATATAGACCCTTTAAATTCTCTTTATCTGATACTAGATTTGTTGCTTCTTGCAGAGAAATATCTTTGCGAGGAGTTGGAGTAGAAGTTGGGGTTAAAGTTTTCTGAGAAAGCTTTTCTAATTGTATAACCTTTGAAAAGATATCTAAATCTTCCATAATTCTTGGTAGTTTTTGTTCAAGTTTAATCATTCTATCAATATTATTCATAATGAGTTCTTTATCCGTATCGATTAATTTAGTTCCATTTTCTTCCATTCGATTAAATATCATTTCAAAATGCGATTTCATTCTAAGACCATTATCAAATATTGCTTGATTTTTAGTACAATTTCCACCTCTTAATACCCCAATTGGAACCGTCATAATTGGAAAATATGGTTGGGGTAAAAATAAAGTTGGAGATTGTGATGATAACATAGGAGGATGAGGAGAATTAAATATGTGTAAACCTCGCTTATCGTTAAGAATCTTATTTATTTGATTATAATTCTTTTCAACAAGAATTGGGTTAGTTCTAACAATTTTCACTAAACTTTGAATATACGTTCGTAATTTGTCATTTGAATCAACTAATTTAACTAATTTTTTATTTTGATAAGATTTCCATTCAGAGTATGACGGGGGTAAATACATACGATTTCTTTCTCTTTTAATTTCAAAACCAAAATTTTCTAATATTCTTAATATTATTAAAGGATTTGTTCTTGAAATATCTCTCTCTGATATATTAAATACCTCAGTTAAATTAGACCGACTAAATCTGCTTAAACATCTAACCATATTTTCAGGTTTAGTATTTATCATACATTGGACAATGTCATTACACGAACCTTTATGGTCATTAAGATTTGTTCCATAACATTTTTGTTCGGCGATATCTGTGTCTAATTTCGTTGCATAATCCACTCTAGTAGAGTCGACTAGATTAAATAACCCCATATCATCTCTAAAATATCTTAAATTCGAACCCATATCAATATATATATTATCTTCTAAATCAGATGTTTTTGAAGATACTGATTTAGGGGATTTTTTAGAATTTTTATAATAAGAATCTCTTTCACTGACTAAATTTTTTGTAAAGGTAGTATAATTTAGCTTAAATTCTTCTAATAAAGCAGGATTTTTTGGATCGTATGGTTTAACTTTAAATATAACATTTGTTCCATCGACAGTTAATTCAAAAAGATCACCAGTTCTATAGACATAATCATAAATATATTTTAATATCTGTATTCGTTGGGATTCGGGAATTTGTAATAAATTAACTCTCTTAATATTATCTGAATCGTCTCTGTATGAAAACCCTTTCACATCGAGAGGAATAAATGGTAATATATCACTGAATAATATTGTATTACGATTTGGATTACGAGCAAGATTAACTCTAAAGGATGCTTTGCTTGATAATATTCGATTTAGAAGGTCTGTAGAAGGATACACTTCGTCCCATCGATTATTTATCGAATTAAAAGTTCTTAAAGATAAATGTACGGAATAAAATTTTTGTGCTTCTAAAGATAAATTATCCCAACCCAAATATACATGTGAAACAAGATTATCTGCAGCATTTGTAGAAAGTGTTGTAAAAGTATTTGGTCTAATTTTTTTAATAAAATCTATATTAAAACTATATCTGAGATTATTTGATATAATATTTTTAATATATTTTCGGCTTTCACCGATCGTATAAGATTGGAGAATATTTATATTAGAAAATATATTTTTAATAAATTTGCCTATACCTGTATCAATAGCTGTATTATAAGAGACAATTAATGTAGGATCATTTTCTTTAATTTTATTTTCAATTTCCAAAGATGGTTTTATTAAAGATTTAATAAAGATTATCATCGATAAAAGTTCAGGATTTTTTGTAAAATCTTTCTCATCGATTGTAATAATTTTATTCTGAAACTCCCGTTTAGAACTATTTAAATTTATATGTTCTATAATCGCATTAAGATTTGTTTCTAAATCGAGATAGAGATTTAATTTTTCATCAAACATTTTAATAAGTTCCTCAACAAACGTATCAGAAGATGCAGGTGTATCAATTTGTCTATGAAATTGAGCTAATCTTATAATCATATCAATAAAATCAGGATGGATATCCATAGGTTCATCCCCTGTCTTCATATCAATATAATTTTTTCGAAGCATTAATTGATATAATGGTTCCTTCTTAATCGTATCAATCGTATCAATCGTATCAATCGTATTTGTACCCTCTGTATACGATTCATTTGAAAAAATTAAATTGCAAAATTGTTTTGCATGTTCATCCATTCCAAAATATTGTTTCATGTCATCGACAAAATTTTGTCTATCAGTCATATATATATTATAAAGATTTTTTAATATTTGATTGAAATATTAAAAATATATTATATTTAATTTATTATATTTATTTTAGCTTGATAAATCAGACATTTTTTAATTGCCGTAGAGGGTAAGATAACTAGAAACTCTACCACTATTAACATCAACTAATGATTGTTGAACTTTAAATATAAGATCGTGATATAATTTGGTAATTTCGTTAATATTTGAAGTTGCAGATTGATTTAAATTATTAAGTGCCATTTGAGTAATATTACCACCAGATTCTCTTGCATTACGAGCAGTATACGCAATTTCGTCTAGTTTAATATCTGTTTGCGATGATTGGGGGTTTACTTTATTAAGAGCTGTAAATAATTTAATATCATCTAATAATTGAAATAATTCTTTTTCACGTCTTGCAACTTTAGCAATTGCAGTAAAAATACGTGCTTTATCTTCTTCAACTAACATTTTACCATTACGTTCCATTTCATCTAATGTAAATTTAAAAGTGCTTTCTAATGCACGTGCATTTACACATTGTGGGTCGTATTTAGAATTTCCACCTCCAGTCATTCCACCTCCAAACATTCCACGATAAGATCCATTATAAACTTGCGGCATAACAGTAGTAATATTTGGAATACCTGAGGCAAGGGGCATAGATAAAATAGGATTTTGACTAGTTAAATTAATACCTTGTTGTAGGACAAGAGCTGACATATTTTGCATATCACAATCTTTTAATTGAGAAGGTT